GCTGGAAACCCGGTGTGATCTGCGCCAGCAAGCTGCCATCAGGCAACACAAAAACCGTTCGCGAAACGCAGTAGGCTTGCGCGCGCAGTAAGAAATCGTAAACCGATCCCTTCGCCGCGCCGGCAAGCCTCCTACGTGCCTCGGCGTCCGCAAACAGTTCCCACTCCTTTACTGACCAATCCCATCCTTCTACATCCATTGAAGCCAAAGGGCCACCACTCAATAAATCACGGAAAGTGCTCGCCATCGACTGAAGTGAGTCGTCGTCCAAACCAATACCTGGCTTACTGGCACACGACTCCCACACTTCAATCTCCGCCGCGTTCTGGCGGCGTGCGATTACCCTCTCTTTGATCTGGTCCACGAGAGACACGCCTGAAATCAAGCGTAAGCGCTGTGAATTGATCTTCTTGAGTTTATGTGGCTCTTCCTTAATGAAAAGCCGGACGGGATCACGAATTCCATTTTGAACCAGCTGGACCGGAGTCATCGAAAACAACTCCTCCCCAGCCTCGACCATAGCAAGTAGCGAAGCCACCACGGCTTCCGAAATAAACGAGGAATGCGACTGCAGCACTTGGGAATTTACCGCGCCCAACTGGTGATATGGGACGCCCGGTGTCGAGTCGGGGGCGACAGACTCCATAACTCCGCCCAGTCGGATCTGCTGCGCGACTCTTCCGAATGAAGGGTACGACCCTCCTCGTAGGAGTTCACCAAGTGCCTCATCCTCAGATAATCCCGGAGGGACAGTGGTGGATGGGTACCCACCGGACAGGCACAATTCTGAAATGGCTCGGTCAACGAGCGAGGGATCAGGGGGGGGGGCGTTGGTAACAGCTCCTGCGTGGGCTCGCAAGGACTCAACGACGTGGAAGCCGTCGCGCTCCGGCCATCGGTAATTGCCGATTTCCGGGCAGCGGCGTTTTTCCTCTGTCGTTGGCCCTTGCTTAACTTTGGCAGGGCCGGAGATGTCTCTGTATCGACCGACGAGGTCGAACCCGATTCCACCTCTACTGAACGGGACTGGTGGGGACCACTGGTATTGGCCGAGGAGGTAGCCCGGAGTGCGGCCAAAACTACGGGCAGGGCTTTTAAAACTTCCGCTTCCGTAGGTTTAGCGGTCTCCTGGCGCCCGAAGTCGTCAAAACCCGCAGTCCAATCGTCATCGTCATCATAGTCTGCCCACGCTCGATTAGGACCCGTATAATCCATCGACTGTGGCTCAGTATATGAGCGATCGTTCATCCAGAACCGGCACACCTTTCCACCCGAGAGATATACAAAGCTCTCACCGTCAAAATCTTCGTCCCACTCGCGTTTGTTGAATAGACGACCATGCGGATCCGACTCCAACTTGGACAGTAAGAATTGAACGCTCATGGCGACATTGTACCCGGT